CCGGACCGGCGGGCCGATTTCAGCCTCCACGCATTTGCGCCAATCCATTGAAGACATATTGACCACGCCGCTGGGCAGTCGGCGCATGCGGCCGGACTACGGCAGCAAGTTGCGCCGTTTTGTCGATTTGCCGGTGAGTGAGGGGTGGAAAAGTGCGGTGCAGGCAGAGGTGGCAAGGTCCCTGTTGCGGTGGGAACCGCGCCTGAAACTTGAACGAGTCCGGGTGCTGGCGGTGGTAGGTGGTCAGATCACCTTGCAACTGACCGGACAGTATCTGGGCGATAGCCAGACACTGGAGGTAACGGCATGAGCAGTGTGGATTTGTCGGCGCTGCCCGCGCCTCTGGTGCTGGAGGATCTCGATTTTGAAGACATCTTCCAGGCAGACCTGGCGACTTTCAGGTCGCATATGGGCGAAAGCTGGGATGCGGCTCTGGAGAGCGATCCGGTCATAAAACTGTTGGAGGTTGGGGCCTACCGCAAGCTGCTGAACCGGGCACGTGTAAACGATGCAGCCAAGGCGCTGTTGTTGGCCTATGCCCAAGGCGCGGATCTTGACCAGTTGGCCGCTAACGTCCGGCTCCGGCGCTTGGTGATTCAAGCCGCGAATCCAGCCGCCGTTCCTGCGACGCAACAACTCCTGGAGGAGGACGACGCACTGCGCGAGCGCATCCAACTGGTGTACGAAGGATTGACCACGGCTGGACCGCGCAATAGCTACATCCTGCATGCACGCAATGCGTCCGGCTTGGTCGCCGACGCAACGGCTGAAAGTCCCGCGCCTGCCCAGGTAGTGGTCACGGTGCTGGCGCTTGAGGGCAGCGGGGAGGCGGATTCGACGTTGCTGGAAGTGGTTCGCTCAAAACTCAATGACGACGACGTGCGCCCCGTCGGTGATCGGCTGACCGTGCAAAGTGCCGAGATTCTGCCCTATCGCATCGATGCGGTGGTGCATATGAGCGGTAGCGGCCCGGAGATCGAAGCGACCCTTGCCGAGTGCAGGCGCCGTTTGCAGCGCTGGGTCAACCCTCGCCGGCGGCTGGGCGTCGAGGTTGCCCGTTCGGGGATCGATGCCCAGTTGCACATCAACGGCGTCAGTCGGGTCGATCTGGACAACTGGTCCGACATCCGTCCGACCACGGCGCAAGCCGCCTGGTGTGAAGACATCACCCTCACGCGGGGGAGCTGAGATGAAAACGCTGCTCCCACTCAATAGCACCGAACTTGAGCGCGCTTGTGAAGCCGCCGGCGCTGAATCGACCGAGATTCCGTTGCGGGCGCTCTATAACCCGGATACGTGTCCGGCTCACCTTCTGCACCAATTGGCCTGGGCCTGGTCGGTAGACCGCTGGGACGAGACCTGGCCCGAGGCGATCAAGCGCTCGGTGATTCGCTCAGCGTTCTATGTCCATGCGCACAAAGGCACCATCGGCGCGTTGCGCAGGGTGGTTGAGCCGCTGGGGTATCTCATTGAAGTCAAGGAGTGGTGGCAGACAGTGCCACTCGGCGTACCCGGCACATTCGCCCTTCAGGTGGGGGTGCTGGACAGCGGCATTTCAGAAGAGATGTACCTGGAACTGACCCGACTGATCGACGACGCCAAGCCGGTGAGCCGGCACTTGACCGGCCTGGCTATTGCGCTTGCTAGTACCGGCCGCATGCGCCTGGCGATGGGCCTGCATGAAGGCGATGAAATCGACATTTACCCACCGACCTCGCGTGAAATCGAGGTCCGCGGACGCTATGGCCATGTAGGCCGTGAACATCAAATCGAAACCCTGGACGTGTACTCATGACTGACCAGACAAGCCAGTTCTTTGCCATTCTCACGGCAGTGGGGGAGGCCAAGCAGGCCAATGCCAATGCCTTGGGCGTGCCGTGGACTTTTTCTCAAATGGGGGTGGGTGACGCCAACCTTACGGACCCGATCCCGTCGCGGGATCAGAAAAAACTCATCAATGAGCGCCGCCGAGCGCCGTTGAACCAGGTCAAGGTAGACCCGGACAATGCCAGCATCATCATCGTCGAGCAGATCATCCCGCCGGATGTGGGCGGCTGGTGGATACGGGAGATCGGGCTGTACGACAGCGATGGCGACCTTGTTGCTGTGGCCAATTGTGCGCCGAGCTTCAAACCGTTGCTTAGTCAGGGCACTGGCAAGACTCAGGTGGTGCGGCTGAACATCATTGTTACCAGCTCGGCGAATGTGGAGTTGAAGATTGATCCGGCAGTAGTGCTGGCGACTCGTGAATATGTTGACACGGAGATTCTGACCGCCATCCACCGGCTGGATGCAAAACAATCGGTGCGTGCCGCCACCACAGTCAACATCGTGCTTAATGGCCTGCAGACTGTTGACACTATCGTGTTGAATGCGGGGGACAGGGTTCTGGTGAAAAACCAGATCACAGCCAGCCAGAACGGCATTTATGTTGTCTCGGCAGACGCCTGGTTGCGTGCGCCGGATGCCGACCAGAATGCGAAGGTAAGCTCCGGTCTGATCGTGACGGTGGAGCAGGGGGCAACGCTGGCCGACACGCGCTGGCAGTTGATCACCGATGGGGCCATATCCCTGGGCAGCACACCGCTGATATTCCAGAACGTGACCCTGGGATTTGCGCCGATCTTGTCGCCGGCTTTCACTGGTTCACCCACTGCGCCGACGCCAACGCGATTTGATACCAGCACACGGATTGCGACCATGGCGGCGCTTCAAACCCGAGGCAGTCAGTTCTCCGGATACACCATGTTCAGTGGTGTCAAAGTCGGGGAGGCCTCACACGTCGGTGGCGTTGTGCATTGTGCAGGCACCGGTAGCCATGCCTACAGTCTGCCCAATGCCTCCACCAGTGGCATCGTGGCGGGGGCTTCAATACGCGTGCAAAACTGGAGCACGAGCTCGCTTTCGCTCTCAGTCCAGGGCGCTGACAAACTGCAGGAAACCGTTGATGGTGTGTGGAGCAGCACTGCGCGCTTGATCCCGTCGGATAGCTACGTCGATTGCATCTATGTAGGTTCCCAAATGTGGGTGCTGAGCGGGCCGGGAGTGTATGGCAAAACCCGACCCTTCTCGGCCGGGCTAGGTAGTAGCGGCTGGCAAAAGCTTCCCTCGGGTCTGATCTTGCAATGGACACGTTATACCTTCCCGGCAGCGGCGATTAATGTCGCTATCGGTCTTCCTATTGCATTCCCAACCACTCACCTCGCTGCCTGGGGAAGCACGACCGATAGCGCGATCTATGGCGCATCCGCTACGCCGTTCGTGGCAGCAACGCCCAATGGCCTGTCTGCGGTTCTTACGCAGTCCAACTACACCGCCAGCCAGTCCGCCATTCAAATCCTGTCGATCGGGTTTTAAGGAGCATCGCCATGTACTTTGTAAGCGCGTCCAACCGAGCGTTCTATCACACGGCAGTGCACGCTGAATTTCCTGAAGATGCCAAGGAAATCAGTGACGAACTGCACGCCGAACTGTTCGCCGGACAAGACCGCGGCCAGGCCATCAACTTTGATACCTATCCGCCCTCACTCATGGCGCCACTACCGCGCAGCTTTGAGCAGTTGGCAGCCAATGAGCGTGTCTGGCGCGATGGTCAATTGTCGAGCTATGACTACCTGATCGCCCGTCACCGCGACGAGCATGATATGGAACGACCATCCACTTTGACCGGGGAGCAGTTCACCGAGCTGCTTCACCACCGTCAGGCGCTGCGTGAGTGGCCGCAATCGGCGGCCTTTCCCGATATCCAAGAGCGGCCAATCGCCCCGCCCTGGATAACTGCGCAATTCAAGTAAAGCCCCGGACCGCCGGGGCTTTTTTTTTCCTGACTCATCTTCAAGGCCCCGCACAGCGGGGCTTTATCATCCCTGGAGACTTATTCTATGAGTGGATTCTTCCACGGCGTCACCGTAACCAACGTCGACACCGGCGCCCGTACCATCGCGCTGCCTTCCTCCTCGATCATCGGCCTGGTCGATACCTTTACCCCAGGCCCGATGGCCAGTGCCAAGGCCAATGAACTGGTGCTGGTCACCAGCGAGCGCGAGGCCATCGCTGCCTTCGGTGCCGACTCGGCGATCACCAAGGCATGCAAGGCGATCTATATCCGCGCCAAGGCAGTCATTGTCGCCTGCGGTGTCGCCTCGTTCGAGGATGAGGCGCAGCAAACTTCCGCCATCATCGGCAGCGTCCAGGCCGACGGTACCCGCACCGGCTTGCAGGCGCTGCTCGACGGCAAAAGCCGCTTCAATGCCCAGCCACGCCTGCTGGTCACCCCCAAGCACAGCGCCAACGAAGCGGTAGGCACCGCCCTGGTTGCCCTGGCCGACAAGCTGCGCGGCCTGGCCATTCTCGATGGCCCGAACACCACCGATGAGGCCGCCATCGCCTACGCCGAGAACTTCGGCGCCAAGCGCGCGTTCCTGGTCGATCCCGGTGTTAAGTACTGGGATACCGAGGCCAGCGCCGCGGTCGATGCGCCGGCTTCTGCCTGGGTCGCCGGCTTGTTCGCCTGGACCGACAGCGAGTATGGCTTCTGGGCCTCGCCGTCGAACAAGGAGTTCGTCGGCATCACCGGTACTGGCCGTGCCATCGAGTACCTGGACGGTGACGCCAGTTGCCGGGCCAACCTGCTCAACAACGCCAATATCACCACGGTTATCCGCGACGACGGTTACCGCCTGTGGGGCAACCGCACCTTGAGCAGCGATCCGAAGTGGGCGTTCGTCACCCGTGTGCGGACCATGGACATCGTCATGGACGCGATCCTGTACGGGCACAAATGGGCGGTCGACCGTTCGATCACCGCTACCTACGTCAAGGACGTGACCGAAGGCCTGCAGGCTTTCATGCGCGACCTCAAGGCTCAGGGCGCGATCATCAACTTCGAGGTGTTCGACGATCCTGAGCTGAACACTGCCAGCCAGCTGGAGCAGGGCAAGGTGTACTGGAACATCCGTTTCACCGACGTGCCGCCTGCAGAAAACCCCAACTTCCGCGTCGAAGTCACCAACCAGTGGTTGACCGAAGTCCTCGACCAAACCAACTAAGGAGCAACAATCATGGCAATGATTCCCGAAACCCTGGCCAACCTGAACTTGTTCGTCGATGGCGTCAGCTTTCAAGGTGACGTACCCAGCCTGACCCTGCCCAAGCTGACCCTGAAGATGGAGGAGCACCGTGCCGGCGGCATGGACATGCCCATCGAGATCGACCTGGGCATGGAAAAGCAGGAGGCCGGTTTCATCACCACGGGTGTGCGCCGCGAGTCGCTGAAGTTCTTTGGCCTGGCCGACGGCTCGGCGTTCAACGGTACCTTCCGGGGTGCGTTCAAAGGCCTGAAGGGCCGCATCACGCCGGTGATAGTCAGCCTGCGTGGGGCGTTGAAAGAGGTCGACATGGGCGACTGGAAACCCGGTGACAAGGCCGAGTTCAAGCACAGCGTCGCGGTCACCTACTACAAGCTGGAGGTCGATGGCCGTCTGGTCTACGAGATCGATCCAGTGGGTATGAAACGTGTCATCAACGGCGTCGACCAGCTCGCCGCTCAACGTTCGGCCCTGGGCCTTTAAGGAGCGATCATGACGCAAGCCTCGAAGAATCCGAGCTGGCTGACCGTGAGCGCTGATCGCATCGTCGTTCACCTGAGCAAACCCACCGAGGCCAATGGGCTGCAGGTCGATAGCCTGTCGATGCGCACGCCGACGGTGCGTGACATCCGCACTGCGCAGTCAGCAGCCGGGGGTGATGACGAGCAACGCGAGCTGAATCTCTTTGCCTCCCTGGCCGAGATCGGCACCAAGGACCTGGAAGGGCTGTCGCTCAAGGATTATGGCCGCCTGCAGGCCGGCTATTTTCGCCTGGTGCAAGACGACGAAGTTTGATCCCGCCTTGCAAAAGGCAGCGGCAAAGCGGCTCGCCAAAGAGCTGAACTTTGCCGCTGCCGAGATCATGGCCATGTCGTATTCCGACATGGTCTGGTGGCTTACGGACTGAGCCCAATTGGAAAGCAAAAGGGGGACCGGATGGCGAGCAAACTGGCGATCGAGCTGGTAATAGGTGCAGCCGTCAAACCGGCGGTAGGTGCCGTTTTTGTTGCGATCGAAGACCGTATCCGGCGATTGCAGCGGATGTTTGGAACACTGGATATGCTGTCACGCCTGGATTTTGAAACGCTGCGCCAGGAGGTTGAGGCAGCAGAGGTGGAAC